GGACAATTGGCTTGCGTTTAAACCCGATGTGTTCGTTGACCTTCAGCGCGCGGACGTTTTCAACCGGCGTCATCGTCCAGACCATCCACACACCCAACTGCTTGAACGGGTAGTGGAGAAGCGCGCGGATCGTTGCCTTGGTCGCCCATAGCGGCGAATCCGCCGCCATGCTCAATTGCACGTTCTGTAGAGGCTTCTGATATTCGTGATAGACGATGCCCGCGTACAACGTCCCGCGTTCCGCGCTTCCGACGCCGATTGCGACACACGGGCCAAATTGCCCGCCGTGCATATGAGGGATACGGGACGCAACCCATTCGGCCACTTGTGCGTCATGGCCGAAGAGTAGACGAGGTTCCGAACGCATTAGCCCCTATAAGCCCACGGACTGACGTACTGTTGACCGAACGGGCTGTAAGTCGAGTTCAACGCGCCGTAGGTCATCCGTCCGCCGTTCTGCTGGTTCGACGGAGTTGTCCCCATGAGGGCTTGTGCGATAGGCGATACGCCCGAACCGGACGCGCCGGATTGCGTGGGGTTGTAGCCGTCGCCGCCGTCGGCTATTTCCGGGCCGTCTGGTTTATCGCCAGAAGGGCCGATAGCCGCCGTGGTCTGCCCTGTGACGCTGCCGGATGCGGTCTGTGTATTCGGTGCGGACGGCTGGCTGTTAAAGCCGGTCATGCTCGCAATTCCGCCGATGGCGCGATCCGTCAAGGACCGACCCGCAACGCCGGGGGATGCCGAAGCCATGCCGACAAGATTATTCACCAAGCCGAACGCGCCCGGCATGGCTACGTTCGCCAGCGTCGAAAACGGCTTGTCCTGAAGGTCTTGCACAAACTCGCGGGGCTGGTTTCTCGCCCAATCAAACGCACGTTGCGGCATAGAGCGCGGGGAGTATTGGGCCGCCTGCGCTGCTTCGTCGTACATGGGATTGAACGCGGAAATCGTCGCCGAGCGCGTATCGGCTAGGTCATTCGGGTTGAAGCCGAGCGCCTGCTGATCCTGCGGCGAGAGGTCCGCGATCTGCCCGCCGCCCTGACCGCTGCTGTCGAAGCCGCCCGGATCGCCAATGCCACCCGCAGTGCCGCCGCCCGTCGCGTCGTTGCCGCTTTCGCCGCCGTCGTAAAACTCAAGCAGGCCCGTTTTCGGATTGATCGTTCCCGCTCCACCGAGAGCCTTGAGTAGTGCGGCCTCGCGCGGATTCAGATGCGCGACAATCGAATCGCCGTTCCGCCCGTGGTCATCGAGTTTCGCGGCTACTTTCTTAAGGTGCTTCATGGCTAGATCATCCCGCCAGGTATGAACACAAAGTCTGTCGCAATCCAGCCCGCGCTAAGTGTCGATGATGCCGTTTGCATCCGAACCGACGCCGCACGCCCGTAACCACGCACACCGATCCAACCATCGTAGATATCCGCAGCACCGCCCCATATATCCACGTCCCACTCCGCCGTGTCCCAAATGCCGCCGCTTGTCGCAAGCGAGGTCGGGACACTTTCGGGCGGGTAGACGCGGAAGTCGGTATTGAGTTCCAAGGCAATCATCGGCGTGCCGTCCGCCTCAAATGTCGGGCGGGCTAATTTGAAGGCTTTGTTCATTCCGGGCTTGCCGAAATACGAGAACGCCTGCAAAGCGTCGGTCGTGATATTTGATCCCGCGTCCGAAGTCGCGCCCCCGTCAAACTTATAGACCGTGCCGTTAGACGATCCGAAGTAAGCGTCATTCCCCTTTAGCGACCAGCAAATCGCGGGGATATTGACGAACCGGCACGGGGCTTTCGTGATGGTATTAAACGCAATCTGGTAAGCGGATGTCGAGGAAATCGGCACGTTAAGCACAAGCATCGTGCGGCGGGGGTAGATGAAGGGCTGCCATCCGTAGACGCTGCCGTAGTTGCGGACGTAATCGTTAAACGCCTTATTGATCTGCTGAGTAAGTGCGACCTTTTCGGCCTGCGACTTGTCAACCGAAAGAATGGACGACAACGGAACCGCGCCGTCATCCGTCAACAGGATGCAATCGCCACCGGCCTTGATGAAGCACCGACGCCCGATTGGCTTACCGATGAAGAACACGCCAATCAGCGCCCACGTTGCGGCAGATGACGGGTCCGTACCCTGATAAACAATCGCCTCGCCCTCGGAGGTCATGAATACGGCAACGTCGTCCAACCCGTCACCCGCGTCACGGGTCCAGGTTGCCATTGCCATGATATAACCGCCGCGCTTTGCGATGCCGTAAAGCGGAAACTCCGTGAAAGCACCCGACACGGTATTGACCGGCGCGTACCACGCCGAAAGGCTGTCTTTCTCGCCCGTCCACAAGCGCCGCTGATGCGCGTTGATCCAGATAAGGTTCGCCGCCGTGGGCCCTGTGATTGCCGTTGTCGCCCACGTTGCGCCGTCATAGATAAGCGGCGTATCGACACCGTTGACGCATCGAAGAAACTGACCGCCCGCCGTGCCGAAATTCACATATTGCCAGCGCGCATTTGTAAGGCTGGAAACGACCGCCGCACCTACAGCACCCGCCGACGATACGTCATAGATATCCGTGCCAGCCGCCGCGAAGAGTTGCGCCGTCCCGTTGCGCGGAACGTACTCCATCAAGGTTTCAACGGCGGAACCGAGGCCCGTCGCGTGCGAGGCGTACCCCGGACGAATGGCAACCTTGTCCGTCTGCGGAAACCAATTGTCCAGGATCACGGCTCTCTTAGGCGGCATGTCTGCGAGGGCCTCTCTGGTATCCCAGCCCTCTACCGGCGCGGGAACCGTTGAGGAGACCGCCGCCGCCCGAGATATCGACCGACTCATACGTTCCAATAACCTTCTGGAACATAGATGCCGGGGCGGCGCGTGTCCCAACCACCGCCCATATCAAGCGTTACCTTCGGCTTGTTGCCGATCAGGTATTGCCGGATTTGCCCTTCATACGTCCCCTGCTCGTCCTGATACGGCTGGCCCGTCGCCTTGAGGAATCGCCAGATGATCCCGAGCGTAAAGAGTTCTTCGGGGATGCGTCCGGTGTCCGTGTCCGCCGTCCAGACCGCTTGCGGAGTACCACCGGACGAAGCGCAGTAATTCGAGGAAATGTATTCAAACGCGAACGTCTGCCCCGCTGCCGGAACCGGTTGAACGAGAATGTCCGAGCCGTAGAACGTATAACAGTCAACGATGGGCGACGAGGACATGGCCTTCAGCGTCTGCCAGTCCTGCGACGTTAGCGGCCCCTTCAACTGCCGGCGGGCCGAGCGATTCCAGAATGTCTCATTGATGAACCGCACAAGGTCGGTCGGGACCATGCCCGTCTGCGCCTCTTGCGCGAGGGTCGTAAACGTCGATTGCGTGCGAAGCTGCTGCCACTCCCCGCGCTTCGGGAGTTCAAGCCCTTCCTTCTTCGCCAAACGAAACAGATGCTGCACTTCCGCATCGGACGAGCCGACAACAGCGGACGGGCGGCGAATCTGTAGTTCGTCCGTGGCATCCTGAATTAACGACAACAAACTCAAGGCACATGCCTCCAAAGCAATCGGCGCTGAATTCGGCTGATTGTTACGTTCGAGACGCCATACGCTTCCGCCAACTCGATGCCCAATCGCGCGCTGGCACGAATTGCCAGCACGTCGGCTTCCGTCAACTTTGCTGCGGGGTGTTCAATGCCCCTCTTTAGGGCGCGGACTTCGTTAGGCTTCCAATTCATTCGGCCCTTTTGGGCCGCGTCTCTCATGTTGTCTGTCGGAGTTCCGACGAACAGGTGGTCTGGGTTGACGCAAGCCGGAACGTCGCACCTGTGGCAAATCTGCATTCCGCCTGGTATCGATCCGCAATGAAGCCGCCACGATGCGCGGTGTGCGGGTTCCGCATTTGCTTTCGGGGAAATGCGGAAGTTCCCGTATCCGGTTGCAGTCGAATGCGCTCCGATCCAGAGCCAGCACCCACTATTAGGTTCCGGCACATAGTGCTTTGCGAAGCGTACCTTCGGGTCCATGGGAAGCGGTGGCATGTACTAGGCCGCTTCGGCCTTCGGCGGACGCCCACGGCGCGGCATGTTGTTCGCCGCTGCGAGCTTGTCCATGTTCTCGATGACTTCCGCGAGTTGCGCGCGTAGGTCCGCAATCTCTGCGTCCTTCTGCGCCATAGCTTCGGCGAGCGGGGCCGTGTCTTTCTTTGCCGCAACGAACGCGCGTGCCTTATCGCGGAGGGCGAGCGCACCCATGCCGACACGGTTCATGTCCGCATCGTTCATGCCCGCAACATCCTCAACCGTGCGAAGATGCAGCGCCTTGAGCCGATCCGCCTGTGCGGGATTTACCCCGGGCCATGCCGAAAGCGGGGTGCCGTCAACCGGCTCCTCCTGGCCCTTGAGCCACGACTTGTATGCAGGCTCGATAATCTCCCGCATTGCGTCGGACTTGATCGAGCGGGCGACCTTCTCGCAGGTTGTCGCGCCGTTCGTGCCCTTCTTGACCCACTCAACCATGTGGACTTCACGAGGCTCGCCGGGCTTTCCCGCCACATCCTCGTATTCGATCCAAAAGCGGAGAACGGCGATGTTCGGGCGTTCTCGGTTGTACGCGCTGTTGTCGATGTCCATGGTTTCGGTTCCCTCCGAAAAAGAAAAAGGCGGGAGGCCGAAGCCCCCCGCCCGTCAGCCCGTTACTCCGGGCAAGTCAGAAGCACGATCTTCGCCGTAGCGTCGATGCAGATCGCGCAGATATGGTCAGTGACAGCCGCCGACACGTCGAGCGCGCCGTCGGTCGAACCGACCGCAGTAAGCGCGTTGCCGTCCGCACCTGCCGTAAGTGCGAGAGCGAGAGTTGCCGGGCCGCTGATCTGAATCCAGGCGTACTCGTTATCAGCCGGGGCCGACAGGAGCATACCAGCGCCGACGCCAGCCGAATCCGACAGGTCGGACGTGACCACATTGGTCGCACCCGCCGACACACCGCCCGGCGCGTAGTAGTACGCCATCTGGTTGGCAACGGCGGCAATGCCACCAGCGCCCGTGTCGTACTGCACGAGCTTGTACTTGATGCCCGCGCCGTCCGTGTAAATGTCACCGAGCGAGAAACCCGCGCCCGGCGTGTTGCCGTTGAGAGACGTATACGTCTCCGTCAGCTTGGCTCCAAAAGTCGCCATGTGTGTTTACCCTTTCCGAAAAGAAAAGGGCGAGGCCCGAAAGCCCCGCCCCTGTTGGTTTACGCAGCTATTAGGCCGCGTCGATGAGGATGCCCTGAAGCGCGCGGTTGGAGCAGACAAGCTGGCCCATCCACAGAACAGGGATCACAACGCCGTCCTGATTGACCGAGAACTTCTCGTCCATCGTCGTCCACTTCGCATCGCGGTGCTCGACGAGTTCGAGATAGTTGGTGTTCAGGAAGTACATGCGCTCGCCGGTCGTGGCGAAGTTCGTGTTCGAATCGAAGATCACATCCGAGTCCACGTACTTCAGCGAGCGGAAGCCCGCCGTGGCGCTGTCGCTGTCGGCGTAACGCTGCAAGTCCTGAAGGCTCTCCCAGTACATCGCGAAGAAGTCATGGGTCGAGACCACGAGGTCCGGCTTGTCCGCGCCGCGAACGAGGTCGAGATAAAGGGTGTTCATAAAACCCTTGATGTTCGACTTCGTGACGAGGTTCGTGCCAGTGGCTTCGAGGAACTTGTTGCGCCAGAACGTGTAGGTGCCCGAGACGATACCGCCGACCGTACCCTGGCCGTTCGTCTGGATGATGTGCGCGAGACCGCCCATCTGGTTCGTCAGAGCGCCCGACGAATACAGATCGACGCTCATGTTGTTGGCGGCGGTACGCATGGCGTTCTTCAGGCGAGCGGCAGCCAGATCAATAAGCTGCTCCTTGCCGGAGTTCATGCGGAGTTCCTTACCCGAAGCCACGATGTTGATCGCAGCCTGCACCCAGTCGTACTTGGCGGCGGTCAGAACGTCCGACGCATTGACGTTCAAGGTATCAAATCCTGAATAGCGCTGAAAAGTGCTATTTTCCGCATAATCCAGTGGGCGAACAATCTCATAGCCGCCCGAAAGCGACTTGATCTTGCCGCGCTTCTTCAGGCGCGAGTACAGGGCGTTGTTGGTCGAGACGTTGTCCGACACTTCCGTCGGATGGTTCCGAAGCGTCGTGGTGACGATTTCGGTAAACGTGCTGTTGGGGCTAGGCATGGCCTATGTCCTTATGAGGTGGGGTTAGGCCGCGCTGTAGATACGATCAGCCGCTTGGCGGATCGTTTCTTCCATTGACTTGGGCGTGGACGGGGAAGCCCCCACGGTGCCGCGCGTGGCAACATTGGTCTGCGCGACCCGTCGTGCTTCTGACGCCTTCTTCTCGGCTTCTGCTTTGCGTGCGGCTTCCTGCGCGGTCTGCTGTGCGGCAAAGACCTTTGCGCGGGTTTCCGGGTTGGCGTGAACCGCCCGGTCGTAAGCCTCTTTCAAGACCTGATCGGGCGACAACTCAGGGCGCGTTGCCTTGAGATGCGACACCATCGGAAGCATGTCGGCTTCGACCGCTTCATAGTGTTCATTCGCCGGATCGGACTTGAACCGCTCGATAAGCGAGAGGATGTGCGTCTGCTTTTCCTGCTGCTCGGCCTGTAGGCGCGAGTTGAGGAAGCGTTCCGTCTGCTCAAGCCGCTGCTGTAGCGCGGCTAGATTGGGGTCCAGTGGGGCTTGATAGCCCTGCTGTGCCCCGGCTTGGACACTGCCGAGGTCGATCCCGTACATGCGTGCGATTTCTCGAATCGCTTGCTGCGGGTTGGTCCTAAGCGCCTCATCTGCCGCTGCGAGATTGGACACGTATTGCGCGGGGTGAATGTTGTTCACCTTCAGACGCGCTTCCACGGGT